TAGGCCTCGACCTCCTTTTTCGGATCGATCGAGCCCATGCTGTCGCCCGGCCAAGCCGCCCGCGTGTACGCCCAGCGCACGAGCGGATCGGTAAAGAACCCGGGAGCCTTGACCCGGCCGATCGCCACGGCCTCGGCGAGCCATGTCTCGTACACGGGTTGGCAAAACGACAGCGACAGCCACGTGCGAACGCCCCGGAAATACACCCAGGCGTCGAGGAGGGCCGCCTTGCTCGCCGAATACGAGGCGTTGAACTGTTTCGTCAGCAGCTCGAACGGGATCCCGAGGGCCATGCCCATGTGCTTAGTCACCGCATCGATGAATTGCTCATAGTTCGGATTCGGCCGCATCGGGTTCGCGAACGAGGGTTTCTCGCCAGGCGCCAGCGGGACGACAGCGCCCATGCCGAGGGCGACCTCGTTCTCGGCGCCGACCGCCGCGTCGCCGCCCCATATCGGCGCGGTGTTGCCCGTCGGCGTTTCGATAAACACCGTGAAATACGCCGTCACGACAGCAGCCATGATCTCGGCCTCGGTGTAGCGCGAGATCTGTTTGATCGCCTCGATGATCGGCGCCAGGTACGGCAGGCCGCGCGGCTGATCGGGCCGCAGTTTCCGGAAATGATGCAGCAGGCGACGCCGGCCCGACGAGCCGACCATGTCGATCCATTGCCCGGCGAACATCGTCGCGGCGGTGCCCACGACGGCGGCGCCCGGATGCTGATCGTAGACGTGCGCGGCGAGCGGGCGGCCCGTCGCGGTGTCGATCCGGATGCCGCCGGCCACCGTCGCGGTATTGAGCATCGCCTCGGGCGGGTTGCCCACGCGGTCGGATTCGATAAGCTGGATCCGCAGGCCGTAAGGCTGCATGCGCGTGCGCGGCGCGTCGGGCAGCAGCGAGAACAGGTCGCCCGATTCGAGCGTGCCGCGCAGCACCAGGCCCTGCAGTTGATAGAACGTGTGCGTGCCCGTGATATCGCAGTCGGTGCTGTCGGCCCACATCGAGAACTCGTTTTGCGTCGAGGCTTTCCAGTCGGCCTTTTGCTCGTCGGTCCAATTGAGCACGGCGGCGTTCGGCTGCGACGACAGCGCCAGGCCGGTTCCGACCACGCGGTCGATATTCGTGTTGATCGCGCCGACGGCGATCGGCGACGTGCGCGCGAGATCGCGCGAGTTGGCCCGATCGTATGTGAGGTTTTGCGTCGCGTCGGTGCGTGCGTCGCGCCCGACCGAGCCCCATATCCGGCGGATCGAGCCCATGACGCCTGTCGAGCTGGGCAGCTTGACGTTCCGATCGTCGATCGTCGAGGCCTGCATGCCGCCGCCAGGCTGGGGCATGTGCGAGAGCAGCTCGGCACGGGCACGGGCCTCGTAACGGCGCAGGGCGGCCTGCGGTGCGACGGATTCGATTGCTCGATCGAGCAGGTTCGGCGTCATGTGATCAGGCGCCCGGGCGCAGGTAGAGGATCCGGCGCGGCTGATTGGCCGACTGGATCGCGACGAGATCGATCCGAGCCTCGGCGATGCCGGCGCGGATCTGTTCGAGATCCGCGCGGCGCACCTTGCGGGCCGTCGAGCCGTTCCCGATCGTGTATTCCTGCGCGCCCGACAGGATGGCGGCCTCGGCCGCGAGATAGTTCGATAGCCGGGTTGCGGCCTCTGCTTCCGTCATGTGAACCTTTTCCGCAGGCGCTGGGCCTCGGCATAGAAGTCGGCGGCGAATCCGTCTTGCACGGCTTTTTTCGCGGTGCCCGTGAAGTCGAGACGCGGTTTGTACGTCGGCACCGCGCGAGAAAAAACCATGATCGCGCGCACGCTGCGGCCCTGTTTCTTGCCCTTGCGCCCGCCCTTGATCGCACCAGGCGCGTCGGCACGCTCCCACAGGCCGCGCGTGCGTGTCTTGCCCAGCGTCGCCACAAAATATTTGCTGCCCGGCTTGCCCACTTTGGCGAGGATCGACTTGACCTTTGCGGCCGAGACGTTGCCGTTCACGTCGAGGATCGTGCTCGATTGCGGATACGCGTACTCGTTCGGCTGCAGCAGGCCCCGGAACTGCATCAGCTTTTCCAGGCCCTTGCGGCTTCGCGTGCCGCCCTCGACCTCGGGGAACAGGTAGGACTCGGGACGCGTGCCCCGGCCGACGCGCTGATCCTTGACGGCGATCCGCCCGAATAGCTTGTCTTTCGTCGCGATCTCGATACGCGTCGAGTTGAGCGTGTAGCCCACGGGCCGCACGAACGCTTGCGTCATGCGGGTAACGATCGCCGGCTGCGCGCGTTTCAGGCCCTTCGTGATCGCCGAGGCGGCAGCGTAGGGCAGGACTCGCGACGGGATATCGCGCAGCTCGGCCGCCATTGCGCCAAGCGTCGGACCCGTTCTGCGAATTTGGAGCACTGCCTGCCTGTTCCTGAAAAAACGCCCCGACAGCGTGAACTGTCGGAGCGGAACCACGATGAAACCCGAGAGCCTCAATTGTGCATAAGCAGTGCGATCGTCATGCCTGCGTTTTATGACGCGTCAGCGACTCACTTTCAGTATTGACAGACAGCGCGCCGTCATGGTTAGTAAGCAGCGGTAACGTGTGCGGATCGTTTGTCGCGAGTGTGTTGTCTCGAAACGCCCGGGCCGCCGTCTCGACCCGGCGACGAAAGTCGTCGAGCACCCGATAGAACTGCCGCGACGTGATCCCCAGGTGCGCCGCGACCGTCTTCACGGGCTTGATCCGCGCCAGATAGAACAGATCGAAAACCTGCTTGTCGAGGGCGTCGGGCTGGCACGTGTACGCGACATGGAACGACGACAGATCCGCCGCAGCGGCGAACCATGCCGGCCTCTGCAGCGGGCGCGTCGACGTGCCGGGCAGGCGCGCGAACGTCGAGGCGGCATACAGGCGGTGCTCGACGCGCCAGAGCACCCAGGCCTCGCACAGTGCATCGAGATCTCGCGCCTCGTCGTCGAGCGGCGGCGCTTGGATGTCCCACAGCTCGACCGGATCCGACTCGCCCTCGATCGGGATCTGCTGCGCGGCGAATTGCTCGGGCGTCATACATCGGCCTCATTCGAGGCGTATGCATCGGCCCACTCACGATCGCAAAACGCGATGCAATTCGGATCCGCGCACACCGGGCAGCTCGTACCCCGATACCACGATAAACCCATCGAGACACGGCAAGCGCGGCAGCGATAGACCGGCTCGGGGTGGCGCGCATTGATCGCGTCGGGCGACGGATTCGACCCGGCGAAATTGGATTCCTCACGCCGCTTTTCGGCCGCGCTGTACGCCTCGTTTACCTCGATCAGCTCGCGCGCGCATTTCGGGCAGCGCCAGCGCTTCGAGATCTCCAAAAACCCCCAGGCTTTCGCCAGGGCGTCGGACATATCCGCCGCCTCGGCTTTGCAGCCGTCGCAGCAGCGGATCGGATCGGGCTTGCTCACGGCCGCACCATCGGCAGAAACTCGACCTCGATCGACGAGCGATCCGGCGCGACCCGGCCCGACAGCGTCACGCCAGCGACGATCGTCGCCCAGCTTTCATCGGAGACATAGAGCGCCGGATCCGCGACGGCGTGCCGATCGCACAAGGGCAGCGAGATCGTCGCTTTCGCGCGCACCGCGTCGGGCGCGGTGTCGATCGCGCGGAACGTGAGCACCGGGAGCACCCGGGCGGGACTGCCGCAATCGATGCGGCTGCAGTTTGGACGTGTGACCATTTTTAAAGACCTCGGGAAAATCGCCGGACTGGCGCCGGCTGGGGTTGACGAACAGGAACGGGAACAGGAACAGGAACCGGCGCAGGTGCAGGCGCAACGTCCGGACGTTTGGACGCCTTCACTGTTTCACGTGAAGCAGGCTCGTCGTCGCCATCGGCCAGCACGAGCAGCGGATCGGCCTCGTCGGGCGTGTCGTCGACCTCGACCACGGGCGGCGGCGGTGCGAACAGGTCGCGCGTCATGTGCGCGGGCACCAGGCGATCGCGCAGGCGTTGCCAGTCGAGGGCTGCCAGGCGATGCAGGCCGAGCTGATAGGCGACCGCGAGGTTATAGACGGACAAGTCGAGCGGCTCGTTCCGCCCGCCCGGCGGATTGATCCATTCGCGGATCGTGCGGCCTCGGGCGTAGCGCACGCGCGGCTGCTCGATCACGAACCCGGCGAACCATTCGGGCGGGAGATCGGACTGCAGGTGCATCGCGCCCGCGCCCTCGACCAGGCCCAGCCGCGCAAACAGATAGTCTTTCGCGACATCGGTGCCGACCCGCCACAGCTCGACGCCGCCCTCGGTCTTGACGCCGCCCCATTCGATATCGACCCGCGTCGGCACGCTCGCCATGATCGGTTTGTTCGGGCGGTTCGCACCATGCAGCACGACGCACCCGAATTGCTTGCGCGTCATGCCGTAGTTATAGACATCCTGCGTATTGGAGCCGCCCGCGTCGATGCCATAGGCCGAGATCATGATCGGTTTACCGCCGGCAGCGTGCGCCAGCGGCGTTCGGCGGATCTCGTCCAGGCGTTTCCAGACCGAGCCCTCGGCCTCGGGCGGATCCGACGGCGAGCCCCATAGCACGCCGTATTCGATCACCCAATGTTCGAGGCCCGGCCCCCATGCCTCGATCTGATATTCGAGGCGGTTCGATTGCGTGTCGACGGCCATCGTCGCGACGAGCGCGGCCTCGGGCAGCACGCGCCAGTCATACGGCTCGGCCCGCTCGGCGAGCTGCTGCGCCGTCGTCGTCGATTCGGAATTCTTGTACGACAGGCCCAGGCGCGTGTTATAGAAAACCTGCATCAGATTGTGATCGCCGCGCGCGAGAGCCACTTTCGCGCGGGAATACTCGCGGGCAAGCGCCGTCCACGACAGCGCGCCGATCGGCATGTAGAAAGCCGACATCGAGAACGAGATCGTCTCGCCGTCGCCGACCGACTTCGCCACCCAGCGCGCCTGCCCTCCCATGTCGACATCGGGCAGCATCGTCGTTTTATGGTGCTCGTCGATGTCGGCACCGCACTCGGGACACGTGAACCAGGCGCGCACCATGAACCCGGTCTCGTCGTCGCGCTCGAAATGGAAATTCGCAAAGACCAGCTCGTGCAGGTGTCCGCAGTGCGGACAGGGCACGTGATAGGTTTCCTGCGTTCCCATGTCATGCAGGGCGTCGATCTTTGAGAACCCCTCAAAAGTCGGCGACGACACCTCGAAAAACTTCGCATCGCGCTCGAACTGCGTCGCCCGGGCCTCGGCGAGCTGCACGGGATCGCCCTCGCCGTCGACGCTAGACGCCATCCGGTCGACCTCGTCGAGAAAAACGTACTTCGCCGAGATCTCGGCCAGGTTCGAGGCCGAGCCGGCGGTGTTGATGTACAGCGTCGAATCGCCTTTGAAGTCTTTCGATTGCGCGGTGTTGCGCTTGTCGCGACTGCGCTCACCCGCGAAGATCTCGCGCAGCTCGTCGGTCGCCTTGATCGCCAGATCGATCCGCTTCGCAAACCGCTTCGCGAGGCCGTCCGTCGGCTGCAGCGCCAGGATGTTCGCCGGTGCCCGGTGCGCGACGGCGCCGATCCAATTCAGGGCCGTTTGCGTTTTCCACATTTGCGACGCCACGCGGGCGACGACGCGTTTGCACGGATGCCCAGGCGAGAGCACCTGATGCGGCCGGCGCGCGTAGGGCGTGCGCTCGAACCGGTAATCGCCGCCGCCAGTCGGCCCCGATCGCGGGAGCTGCATGCAATCCTCGGCCCATTGATCGACGCGCAGCTCGGGATCCGGGCGCGAGGCCTCGATCGCGGTGCGGATTAACAGCTCGTCCTGCTCGGCGGGCGTCATGCCGGCTCCCATCGCAGTTTGTCCTGCTGCGGTGCAGTGTCGACACGCGGGCGGCTGGGCGTCGACCAGCTTCGCCCCCTGACCTCGCCCACGACGCGCCAGCCGGCGGCGCGCAGAGATCCGCCCGACTCGCTCACGAGCGTATACGTCACGAGCTTGCGATATCCCATCGCCCGCGCAGCACGCCAGGCGGCAGCGTAGAGCAGCGAACAGGCGTTCGGTGCGCCATCGGTGCAGCAGCGATTGACCTCCAAGGTCGCGCCGTCGTCCAGGCCTCGCGCGACAGGGCGCCCGACGATCACGACGCTGACGACGTTGTCGCCGATCGAGGCGCCGATGCAGAATTTCGCGCCCAGCACGGCGCCCCGGTGCCTATGGTGACGCTCGACGAACGCGTTCGCCTCGTCAAGGGAGACTGGCGAGAGGTATAGACCCGTCACAGCGCGACAGTCACGCGCCGACCCCTTTGCCAGCGAACCGCGAGGACACCTTTTGCTCCCATCCGGCATAGGCTTTTCGCAGCTCCTCGGTAAAGATCCGCTCGAATTCGCGCATGTCCGAGACGCCCACGCACCGCGCGGCGGCCCGCTGCGGCGCTTGGAACGCGTGATCGCGCAGCGATCGGAACGAATCGAACACCGTCCGCTCGGCCCGCGCCTTGTCGACGAGGGCGCCTGTCAGTTTTTGATACTGCAGCTCGGCCGTCAGCGCATCGAACCCGCTTTTCTTCGCCCGCGAAGCCCGCTCGATCTCTAGCACCCGGTCGGCGGCCGACTGCACCGGCGGCGCGGCAGGTTCGGCGGGCGCATGGCCCCCTGCCCCCTCTGATGCCGCATTCGCGTCACTGCCGGATAAAGGCGGAACCGGTCGCGCACGCTCACCAAAGCCCCTAGCGTTCTCGCCAGCGCGCGCACGGCCGAGATCCGAGGTATTGCGCACCAGGTTGTCGGTCGCGCTGAAATTGACCCGCTGCCGGCCGCCCTCCTCGACGAAAACGATCCGGCCCGCCTTTTTGAGTTTCGTCACGTAGGGCGCAGAGACGCCCGCGTGTACCGCGTACTCAGAAAGCGAGCCGGTTTTCATAGCGGCCGAACGATCTGCACGTACAGCGCGAACGCCGCGCCGACGATCGGGCCACGGATCCCGCCGTAGTAGGCCCGCGCGAAGCGGTAGGCCTCCCATTGCTTCGCGAGGATCTCGCGCATCGAATCGACGATCAACCACAGGGCGAGCAGCACGAGCACCAGATCGATCGCGGCCGAGATCGTCATGCGCGGCCCCGCCGCTCGGTTTTCCACTGCGCCCGGCGCTTGCCGGTGCTCGCGATCGACGGCAGCGGCGCACCGCTCAGTGCCCGGAACGACAGGGCACCGCGGATTGCGTCGCGATCGAGCATCCGCACGGTGCCAGCGGCCCAATCGACGCAATAGTCGAGGCCCTCGACCAGCTCGCCGAGCCGGCCGTCGTCGCCCAGGATCGTGATCGACAGCGATCCCGGCGCGAGCGTCGCCTCGACGCGTCGGCGATCGCGCTCGATCATGTCGTCGACCATGCCGCGCAGATCCTCGTGCGTGATCGCCACCGCCAGGAATGCGCCGGCCGTGAGCTGGGCGAGCTTGTCGGAAAGCGTCATGCCGTCCTCGTGCCAAAAGGCGTGTTATCGAACCGCGTTTGATTGGCCTCGTCGCCGATCTCGCTCGTCGTGACCCCGAAAAAATCGACGATCACCGAGCTGGCACCGTGATCTCGGCGCGGCTGTATGTCGTGCAGCGGCTCGAACTTGCCCACGCACGGCACATAGACCTCGACATCGAGATCACCGTCGCGCTTTGCGAGCTGCTGCAGGCGCTTGATCACGTCGCTCGCTTTCATGCCGCGCCCGCCCCTTGATACTTCGCCACGACGGCGCGCATGCCCGCGACGAGCGGGTTCGTGTCCGATTCTTTCAGGAACCCGGGCGCGTTCGCCGTCCATACGTCCGGACTGCCGGCCTCGCCAGGCTTGCACCGCAGATCGATCTGCTCGCGGTGCAGGATCGGCCCCGCGTGCGCCCAGCTCGACGACGGCGAGAACAGGCGCCACTCGCCCGGCGCAGCGTCGGCGTCGAATGCCGGATCGCGGGCCGCCTCGATCTCAGCGACGGCCGTGTCGAGCTTTTCGCCGATCAGTTCCACCTGCGGCCCGCCACGACTGCGCCGCCGGGCGCGGATCTTCGCCTCGGGCGCGGGCGTCGGCGTCAGCAGCGCGAGCAGCTCGTCGGCGTTGAACCCGACAGCGTCGAGGTTGAACCCCATCCCCTGCAGTTCGACCAGTTCGGCGGCGAGGATCTCGGGATCGAACTCGGATCCGCGCGGGATCTTGTTATCGGCGATCACGTAGGCCCGAATCTGCGCGTCCGACCAGCCACGGGCCACGATCACCGACACCTCGGGCATGCCGAGGCGCTCGGCGACGATCACGCGACCGTGCCCGGCGATGATGCTGTCCGCCTCGTCGATCAAAACCGGGATCGTGAACCCGAATTCGCGGAACGAGGCGGCGAGCTGGGCGAGCTGGGCCTCGGGATGCGTGTTCGAGTTTCGCGCGTAGGGCACCAGGGCCGCGACGCTGCGCCGTTCGAGCTGCTCGTGCAGGGCGATCATGCGGGCTCGATCCTGCAGATCCACGGCGGATCCGCACGGCGCAGATCGGCGGCCTCATCAAGCGCACCCGTCAGCGACTGCGGCGCACTGTTCTCGGCCCAATCCGGCGGGCCGTTCCCGCAATTCGTGTCGATCCACACGACGAACAGGCACACCGGCGGCATGTAGACGGCCTCAGCGCGCAGGTAGACGACGCCGGGCAGGATCACGCCGACGATCTCGGCCGCCTCGTATGCGCAAATTGCGTCGAGACGCCGCTGCAGGCCCACGATCAGGGATTCGCCCCGAGCATTCACGATTGCACCCCCGGGAGCGTGTCCAGATCGTCGCAGGGCGCGATTTCCGCCTCGGCCTCGACCGGTAACGGCGTGACGAGCAATTCAAGGCGCTGGCGCAGCTTTTCGACCTCAGCCATCGGCGCCACGCCCTCGGCGGCGATGAAAGCATCGCGGGCAGACTGCAGATCCGCCGCGCGAGCACGGTTAACCACGTCGAGCGCGCCCTGCAGGCGGTCGGCCTGCCTCGGAAATAGCGTGTTTTTTGTCGTCATGTGTTTAACCTTTGAGTGCCCTATTTTTAACCAAAACTGAAAAACTGCAACTAGCGCGAGGCTCGGGGCCGAATTACC